TATAAGTAGTCCTCAGCATAAGCTGTAGGTGTGGTTATTATGGATGCTTTCTTTAATAAACTCATATTAACAATCTTCTAAGTTTTCTAATAGTTGTATGGTCATTGTGTTGTTCTCGTATATCTGCACTCTTCGTCTTAGATCAGAAGTTAAATATTCTATTTCATAAACAGAACCCCAATAGCTAGTGCTAGTGTTACCCCACCAACTTCGGCTATATGAATCACCCCAATTTATTAAGTTTGCCATTTATTTTTTTTTCTTGCTTCTGTAAATAAGCTATTAACTTAATTACGTTCTGCTGTTTAACATTATATTCTTTTTTCATAATACCCAACCCACAAAGTTAGCGTTACGATCCGGATACATATCGTCATTTGAATTCGTATAATACTCCGGAAACTTAGTCGACGCATTAAACGCCATATAGTCTATAAATCTTCTAGTATAAAAGTCTGCAAAATTACGATGTTTTTGTGCTAAAAAGTCTACTTCGTCTTTACTAACTACTTCAGATGTTTCTGCTCTGTGCTTAAATATACCTCCGTTTTTTACTTCATAGGCTGCAAAAGGTAAATAGTCTACCATTGCATAATGTATAAGCATAGGCTGTACATAATCTCTTACTAGATCTAAATAGTCTCCCGCTAACGTTCCCGCTACTATGTCGGCCTCTATTTTGTCATATAATTTGCTTCCTAAATAGTTTTGTATGTGCATTTGTTGTGCAATCTTAATAAACTGTATAAATTTATCAGTGTCTACATTACCATTTAAGATAGTGTTTTTAGCTAAGTCTGTTCTTGTTATAAATAGTCCTGTTGCCATATTTAATTTTTACGCCAATAATTGTTTCCCGCTGAAGCTATTTGTGCAACTTCAGGTGCATTTTTTTCAAACTCTGCTTCTTTTTTTAGCGACGGATCTAATTTTCTAATCTTCTCTTTTGCCTCCGCTACTGAAATTCTTTTATTATCCTTACGCATATATACTCTTCGCATCCAATAATGACTGCAATTAACCCCGCCTTTATATAACCATATGTTATAAGTGCTAGATCCTTTTGGTGCTAATTCGCTATTCGCTCCGCTTTCTTTATCTAAGTCTTCTTTACGATATACTTTATTAGCTGACATCATTTTACTGCAAAAGTCTCTGCTTTTTCCACTTGTGCTTCTTCCGGCAGTATATACATAACGCACTTTAAATAATAGCGTATCTTGTTCGCTTTTGTTTTTTGGACTGCTAGAAACTACACTAGCTAGATTTAATGCTTCTCCTAAAAAATCGTCTTTATCGTTTGCCGGTCTTTCGTCTACTATTTCGTATGCGCTAAGATCTTCTTCTTGTATGTTTAATAATTCACTAAGAATCTGCTCTTTTAACTCTTCCGTTAAATCGTGTGTTTCACAAGGCATATAATAAATAGTTCCGTCTAATTCGTGTTCGTGATATCCCTGACAACCCATTTCTTTTGCTACCGCTTCTGCTTCTTCTTTGGTTTCATAAGCTGTTCTACCGTCTATTTGTTTAGACATAGATAGCTTTTGTCCTGTTTCCTTTTCTACTTCTTCTTTTGTAAACGCATTGTCTAGATCTACAAATTCTAACGGTTGTAATGTCTTAAAGTATAAGTCTAATGATATATCGTTAAACGCTAGTATTTCATTAAAAGCGTCAATCAATAAATTCTGAAAAGGCCTAATAACTGTATTGTCCATAAGTATACTAGCCGTTTCTAATTCCTCTGCATTATTTCCTAATCCTGAATTGTCTTTAATACCTAATAGCATAGGACTAATAACCCTGTGTGCAACCATTAATTTTTGCATACTTTCTTGACTCAGGAATTCATATTGTTGATGTGCGTCAGATAACTGCACAGGCTCAATACTACCGGCCTGATTTGAATCATCATTAAACGCTAATATAAAACGTCCGGCATTACTAGATCCGCTGAATTTTTGCCTAATCTTTTGCTCTATTAATTCTTGTGTTTCTTCTTCTGGAATACCATTATTAAAATTAATCATCATTGACGGCGCAAGTCCGTTCATAATGTTATTTAAATGATAATTAGCAATTTCTTCTTCTAGTTCTGCGTATTGCAAACCTCCTTGATAGTCTACCGGAGAATAATACTTGTAACCCGCTTTATAAGGCTTAATGTATACTATTTCTATATTTTCACTAGAAAAACCAAAACAAGGTATTCTAGTTAGTTCGTCTCCCTTTCTGTACTTTGTCCAATCATAAAAATAATAATACGCTTCTATTTCTCCTTCTTCGTTACATTTTTCCGCTCTTAGTGTTTCAACAGGAAAATGCTCTACCTGTACAATACGACTTCTGTCTTTAGAATAAATAATTTGAAACGCACATTGCCCCATTAATTTAAAGTCGCTACAAAGTTTCTTTACGCATTTGTCTGTAAACAGCGTTTTCATTTGAGCGTATTCGTCTGGTTTTTTATTGCTGTCTGTTGCGTCTAGACCTTTACCGAATATCATTTCTGAAATACCGTTTACTATTGCGTTATTAGTAGCACTACCATTATAACGGTCTATTAAATATTGAAAGTAATTATTATCTGCTCCGTATCCGATCCATTCTTGGTTGTTAACCTCTTTTACTTCCGGTGTTGTATAAGTGCTTAATTGTACAAATCTATATTTTGTCATACTATTATATAATCGTTGTTGTTAGTGTCTTCAGTTATAAATTCGTTATTGTTTATTTCGTATGCTTCGTTTCTTACTTGATTAACAGCTTGTGCTGTACAAAATAATTTATCTCTATAAACGTCTATGTACGGATCCGAAGCACCGTCTTTTAACTGAAATTTAATATCATAAAAATGTCCTTCTACAAAAAAATTAGCGTTGTCTCCGCCTAATGTTACCGTAAAAGTATAAAAATCTTCTTGTGTACTACTTCCTCCTGTATATGCTATTGTTGGATAAGAGAATGATCCGGTAGCTGTTGTTCCGCTAGGTGTTACATTATTAAATTCACCGTCAAAGGTAATTTCTTTATTTGTAGAATCGTCTCTTATAAAACACTTTACAAAACTAGCATTACTAGACGACCAATCTTTTCTTGGTATAAATTTAAAAGTATCCGTTCCGCCTGGTGCTGTTAATTGCATTAAGATTTTTCTATTATAACGTAAAATAAAATGTTTTTGCATAAAAAAAGGTAGCCTTTCGACTACCCCTTCTTAACTAACCAAACAACATTAATGAATGAATTTTATATATCGTCTATATCTCCTGTACCTAAATTACCTGTTACTAGTGTGCTAGTTACAAAATAAGCCGGTAAAGGCTCTTGTCCTGCTAAAGTAATATTATATCCGTTTAGATCTCCGAACGCAGTTCCCGTTCCGATCGTTCCTCCGTTTACATCACAACCGTGTTTTAATCCTGCTAATAAAAAGTTTCCGTTATTGTCTTCAACAACTACGTGTGGTCTTCCCATTGCAATATCGTGGATTTGTTGGTGTGTTTGTGGACTTTGCTTTGGTAATACAAGAGTAATAGTTTGTTCATAAAATAATGTTCCGTTCTCTCTAGACGCTGTAACAGTCTGTTCTAGAGAAGAAGAAGCTTTAACCGCAAATTTAAAGAATTCAGGAGTATCTGCTGTTGCCCAAGCGGTAATTTCACCGTCTGTATCTTGCGTAAATCCTGCGCCTTCTGTTAAATCTCCAAAGTTAGCAAAGTAGACGTTTTTAATTCCGCCTAAATTGTCTCTACAAGGTAAAGCTCTACTTTTATCAATTAAACAAGCCATATTTTATTTGTATTATAAAAAGGGCAAGCGTTAACCCACCCTTTTAAAGTTAATATTATCCGTAAGTTACAATCTCTGTAATCTGACCATACTGAGTTCCCGCAGTATATCTCATAATAATTCTTACGTTTTGAGAACCATCTAAGTCTTGCATATCTAATAACTTAACTGTGTTATAGTCATTCATAAGACCTGTACCAAAGTATAAGTTTGATTTTTGAGCTGCAAAAGCTTTGTCCCCTGTTAATCCATTAGTAACAAATAATTTAACACCGTCAAAAGATAAGTCTTGACCTGAATACCATAATGTACCCATACTGTTAACACCATTTGCTCCGATAGATCCTACATTTTCTGTACCTGCTACATTTGTAACCGCTGCAAATCCGCCTAATGCTCTTACATATGCCTTAGCAATTTTTTGTGAAACATAGATGTGTAAGTCATCTTTGTAATAGATTTCGCTAGGAATAGCGTCTACAATTTTACCAAGCTCAGTAATAACGTTTGCTGATGTGATAGTAGCAGACGTTAATTCTTGTCCTGCCGGTAAAGAAGAATCAGCTTTCGCTCTTACGTGAAGACCTTGGAATCTACCTGCTGTTGAAGCTGGACCTGTCCATAAGTCTGTTTCTGTTTGCTCAGCAACTTTTGCTGCAACGTGTGATAAAATAAAATCACTGAATTTTGGAGGCATATTATCAAATGCTGAGTAACCCATTGCTACTGCTTCCCAATCACTTCTAAAGTCTTTCTTACATAATTCTAAGTTAACTTGTAGTTCTTTAGGTTCGATAACTTGCTCTGTCATTGATATTGCGTCTGCTGTTTCTGAAAAGTCACAACCTGCGTCTGCAATAAAGTTTGTAGAAGATACGTTTTTAATAACTTCTTTGTACTTAACATTAGGCTTAACAGTAACTCCGCCTTTGTCAAGTGTAACGCCTGAAAGTAAAGATGCTGAGATATATTCCCCTGCAAATTCCCCTTCGTACGTTGTGGAAATCGTGTTCACTGACGCGTTTCCTGTAATGTCTCTAAGATTTACTTGTCTGTTCATTTTAAATTAAATTTATTGTATTTTACTTATTTTTCCCATTACTCTATCTAAAGTAGACATTGGTCTTCTGCTAGATAGTTTTTTAAGTTTGGGAGTTGATTTTGATTCCGGAGAATGTTTGATCGGCTTAGAAGCTGGTTCCTGAGCGGACATTTTAGTCTCTTTCTCGTCTTCCATTTCTTCTTCCTTCTTTTTTTCCTCCATATACTTTTTCATTTCTTCAACTTGCTCTTTTACTTCTTCGATTACAGGAGCAATCACTTCTACGACTGCTTCTACAACCTCTTCAATTTCAGACGCAACTGCTTCAGGTGCTTCTACTTCTATTGTTTCTTCTAGCTCTTCCTTTTCTTCTTCGGTAGCTTCTTCTTTTTCTTCTTCTTCCATATTAAAAGAAGAGATCACACCTTCTGATTCAACGACTAATTTTCTGCCGTCTTCTAAAGTGTATTCGCCTACCGGTAAAGGTACTTTTTCGCCATCTGTAACAATAAAAACATTTGCTCCTGCAACAAATTCGTCTGCTTCGATAACTGTTCCGTTATCTAAAGTCATCTGAGCTAAATTTACTTTAGCATTCAGCAACGACTTAATTTGGCTTAACATAGTTTTAGTATCCATACTGATTTTAAAAATTAATGATTATTTATTTTTGCCTGTCTGCTTTTATCGGAACGCAGTTTGGCACTTCTTTTCCGTCTTTTATTTTTGTTCCTATTTGTTCGTAACCGTCCCAACAAGGCTCTTTCATATTCTCTTTATCTTCTCCGTAAAGTCTTCTAAGTACTGATTCTAAGCTCATATTATATATTGTAAAGATTATCAGTCTCAGGGCTCCAATCCATATACCAACCTCTTAATTCAATTAATTCTTCTAAAATCATATTAAGAGATACCCACTCGTTATTGTCTTCAGGATTTAAACCTAATTCGCTTGCTAAAGAGTCATAGTTATCATAAGCATTTTCTGCTTGAGAAATAATAGTATTGATTTCACTAAGATCTGCTTCTGCACTTTCTAATTCATTTTGTAACCCAACAGCTCTATCTGCTAAAGCACGGTAATCATCATTCCACGCATTAAGTTCGTCTGCTAATCTTCTTGCACTAGATATATCAACTCTTTCGTCTAAAAATCTAGCACCTTCTGATCGACTTGCAACAACATCATCTATTGCAGCTAATTTTAATTTGCCTTTAACTTCTTCTGATAACGGCTTTTTAGAAAGTCTAGCCATTATTCTATTATAAAATGGATCTTGCTTAAACATAAAATTTTATTATTATAACGGTTCTAAAAAAAGTTTTGCATTTTACGTTGTTTTTCTGATCGATCCAATGCCTTGTGCGTGTAGGGATCCGTCGCAACAGTCTTTATGGTATGTATTAGAATCCAAACATAGACAACCTCTTTTTCCGTTTCTTGGACTTGTACGACT